TCCACGTCAGCCGTCGTGGTATGGCAACACAGCCAAACGAGGAAATGCAACTGCTGGAAATTTCAGAATAGCTAGGTCCGCTATCAGATTCGCTCGGCGGAACTGATTCACTCACACTTGGTGGAGTTGATTCGCTCGGCGGAACCGATTCGCTCGGCGTTTCGCCACAATGACAGCATCCCAGCAACATCACAGACTCTCCGACAAAGAACCGCCAGGGCAGTCGGCTGCGTATGGTTGCCATTCGCCGTCCATCCACTCGAACTTGACGTAAGTGCCAGTGTCTATTGAGATATTAGTGAATCTGTTTGTGAGCGTGTATATCGTTGTGGTTAACGTAAGGTCTCCATCAGTTTTTTTGCGAAGAACTTTGACGCGAGCGGTAGACGGGTCTCGCTTCGTATTTACAGCCGCCGCGAGGTCATCCATCATTTTGCCCTGCATCCTCTGCTGTAATGGCGTTACCCATTCTCCAGTCAGATTTGGCTGTCGACTGCAAACCCTCGTGTATGCGTCGTAGGCTCCAGTCTTTGAATTCCATGTCTGACGCAGGACCATGTAGTCATCGAAGTAGCCCTGTTGCCACGGCTGGACACCAGCAAACGTGTAATCGAACTGCCGGTAGAACTGATAGAAGTAATCCCGCCCTAACTGATCCTTCATTCCGGACGGTGGATCTTCGTCGAACTCTGTACGCCAGATGGCTGTGACTGCCATCGTCTTGTATTCAGATCCCGGAGTCTTGTTGATGTAGATTCCGGGCGTCGTCTGGATGTCTACTGATGCCGGTGTTGAAGCATAAGGCGTCAATGGGTTGACTGTAGTGCCGAACGTGCTGATGATTCCGCCAGCAACAATAAACGGCTTGCCAATGATGTAGTCAGCAGCAGAAGCATTAGTGCTGATTGATGCCCCGCCACCACCCCAAACACATTCTCTGAGTCCGAGTTTGCCAAGCAAGTTATTATTGAAAACGTGCTTTGAGTTCAGGCCGTCAATCAGTGCCCATCGAGTGCGTCCGCCTGGTGGTGATTCGAAAATCACTTCGCCATATTTGCCAGTGACGGTATCGTAGCTTCCAATGTCAGCCACGACTCTCTGGCCGTAGTGTGCCGCGATACTATCCAGAACGATGGGCAGATTTTCATAGTCGTTTTTGGTGATGCAGGACGGAACCAGCGTGTGAGCAGTGTTGACGCCAACATTGATGTAGTCGACGCCAAGCTGATCGAGCAGCACTTCAACCGCATCGTCTGGGGCTGTGATAGACGAATCAGCAACGAGTCCGGAAAGATCCCCGGTATGTGCAAACTGCCAAGTGTATCTGTCATCAACAACCGGGATAATCCATAACCCGTTCAAAGATTCGTCGTCTGATTCCGGCGTCAATCTGCGAGGGGGCAGAATCTTGACTGTCAGCGTGATTGCGTGGTTCTTCTCTTCACGGTCGGCAATAGGAGTGCCGAACGTCAGATTCATGGACCTTGACCCGTTGTCACATGCCGTATAGATAGCCTGCTTGATTGCCTCGTCAGCAAGCAGCAGACCATAGCTCCAGCGTGTTGAACCTGTCGGAATGACAATCTGATTGATCTTTGGTGGCGGTGTCGGCTCGTAGTTATGAATGATGCAGCCGTTACCGCGATTGATTATCACGGCAGCATTTTGGCAGAGCAGGCGTGACAGTGATTGCGAATGATACCTCTCGATCATCTCGTCAATCTTGCCGTCAGGATCTTGCAATAGAGTATGGATCGGCTCAACCTTAACCGATGCCCGAGGCAGTGATGCAAGCGAAATTGTCATCAGTCTACCCCGCTGTCAGATCCCAGTGAAAGTCTACTCCAAAGTTAACGGTCAGCATGGCCTGAGCCATGTCACCGGATGGAGTCTTGCCGAAAACGCCGTCAGCGGATCGTGATGCCTCCGTGTCACTCATGGCGTAGCAGCATTGAGTCAGGATCGGATCGTATGTTCCCGGTCCCGGAAGTAAAGAGCCAAGTAAGGCGATTAAGATATCTCGCTCTAATGTAAACAGGCCAACGTCATCAGCCAGTAACGCATTGGAATCCGTCCCCTGCCTATCTGTCCGGCAAACATGCCATAGCGTGACCGCAAGAGTTCCCTGATACGGCATAACATATTGACCACCACCAGACTGACCGGCGTAGTCGAACGTGCCACCCGGAATAGATACCGTGAGTACGTCATGGTCTTTCACATTGGCTGGCAATTGATCTGCTCCAGCCATCACAAAGACGCGATGATTGTATTTGGTATTGGAAGCCTCCAGCAGAGTTTTAGCCCGCTGGAGAACTTCCTTCTTGGTGGTATGCCTAATGGCTCCCATTAGTTCCTCATGTCGCTGGCGATGAGTTCACAGGCGTCAACGACAGCCTGCTTTGCCATGTCCGTTGAAATCTGACTCAAGCGAGGAATAGCGGCATAAGCCTGAGTGTTTGTCAGAGCCAGTGCAGGAGTTCCGCCAGTCATTCCCGCAACGCTGCGAGTGATGGTGATTTCTTCACGCATTCCTTTGAAGGTGATCGTGTGCGTGAAGTTCGGAGTCGATCCGCTTGCTGACACCGTGGCTTGGCTGAAACCTTCGCCGGTCAGTGCTCGGATGGCAGTCTGGACTGTTGCGGCGGCTGCGTTGTACGCCAGCGTGATCGTCTGTGCGGCAACCAGAGTTGTTCCGGTAAACGTCAGGGTGTACGTGCCGCCTGTCGGAGTACCCGAGATTGCAGCCGTCCAGATGGCAGTTGTGCCAGTCGATGCTGTCGTTCGGCAAGTGTCGATCGCCGTTAGCAGTGTGTCGAACGCACCGCGAAGTGTAGTCTTTGCAGCCGTTGCTGGAGCGTGTGCAAAGGCGGTTGTCGGGGTCATGTCAGCCATTGAAGGAATCCTTTCCTATGTGTTCCAAGTCGTTTCCAGTGCACCGGATACGAAGATACTTGAAAGCGAAAATGAATATTTTGTTGTGTCTGTCAGTGAATCAGGGCTTCCAGATGTCGTCGGCTGGATGTAGTCAGGGATACAGAACTTGTGTTTTGCTGGCAGGGCATCCTGAGAATACTCAAGATCCATGTAGGAAGTATAAATAAGCGTTTGACCGTCTGCCACAGGTGCTGGGTTCAAATGCTTGGTTGTCACGCCAATAAGCGTGTTTGTAACCGTTGGCGACCCGGAACCAGTGATGTAGGCTCCAGTTTCTGTAAACGATGCAACAGGGTCAGGTAGCCGGGGTGGTGCTCCGGCTCGTTCAGCTTCAATCCGGATGATTCGTGTCGGCTGGGCTGATCCGATTCCAACCACGACATTGGACTGGTTGATGTAGCCGTAGGTCTTAGCAACAGGCAGAGGCACTTTCAACGCTTTGGTGCCGTAACTGCTGGTAATGTTGTAGTGGCTGTACATGAACGTTTTATGCTGACTACTGTACGTCGTAGTCACGTCAGAGTTGGCGATGTTGTCGTTAATCTCAACCGTGATTGCCTGTGAATAGGCTTCGTACATGCCTTCCGTGTCATAGTTCGGTTCTGATGCTTCGAGGTCGTCAATACGCCGAATCCGCTCGGTGATTGTTGTTCTGTCTGGAACGGACGACGGCGTACCAAATTCCTGAGTGCAGGGCGTTGTCAGCAGGTTGTGAAGGATGCTGATTGCCGGAATGCCCCCCTCGGTGTCTGGCTGCTCTCCCGGTCGATTTCCTTGGCTCAGAACGTTGTTGTAATTCGACAGAAGTGGATTAACGTTGTCCTGAACTGGCCTCCACGCCAGACTTCGAGACATTGTCATAAATCGTTTCTCAATGGCATTTGCTCCACCCTCGATTGGGAATCGAGATCCAGAGACAACCAGAGAAACCATGCGGGTTTGATCGGAACCCTGTTCGGTCGTGTAGTCGTATCGACGAATAAGAACTGCCGCCTTGTTATTGGCGTCAATAACTTCCCCGAGAAACAGCCGCTGGTCAATGATTGCAGCCGCCAGCAACATCAGATCCGACATTGAGGCAAAGCGGTCTCCAGTCAACGCAACGCGGACACTGAATTCCACCTTTGCACCATGCTCAAGCCGTGCCTCGTTATGGCTGATCTTTATTGTTCTGGCAGGGGCAGGGGCTGTGATGCCAACCTCTTCGTCAGTCACTGTGTACCGGATTGTTAGCCCGTCTTCGCTCGAAACGTAGTCGAACGCCTTACGCTGCATCCCCGGAACGACAGGCGGGACAGTGATCGCCCTGAAGTCGTGAGGACTCCAGTTTGGGTTCGATAGTGTCAGGCTTCCCGTGTAGGTCCGCGTCGTGAATCCGCTGTCGCTGATCCGGTCCATGCAGGACCACCGATGACCGAGAATTCCAAGTTGCCTTTGTGTGCTTTCAAATTCGACGTTTTCCAGTGCATGGGCCACCTGTTCCTCTGCTGGATCTTCAGGGTTCAGGCTTTCTCCGTAGATCCGTTCAGCCGCAATGTAAAGCGGGTTGACGTGGCATTGTGCAGCGGTTGCGAACTCAACTGTAAACTCAACACGCCAGACGTGGTTGTTTGCTACGTGCGTGACGCTAGCTTCCTTGGGGAATGGTCCGCCGTGCACATCGTGTCGTAGGTTGATCGTTCGCAGATTGTCGTTGGCATCTGTGTAGGTCGATCTAGGTGGCTCGATTACAAACAGCGGATCTCCGATAGCAGGATCAAGTGCTGGATCGTTGCCGTTTACCATCTGCTCATCGACTGAACCCGTGGCAAGTGTCGAGTAAACCAGACGGCGGCGTGGCTGTAACAGGAACTTCCGCAGTGCTCCAAATTGCTGGCTGGCTCCCTGATCAATTCCATTGCCGGGATACGTTGAAAGCTGAGGGAACACGCCAATCGTTCGATGATCGGAAAGTGTGAAGTAACCTAGCACTTTCAAAGTCGTTTTCGTGTACTGATAGTTTCCAGCGTCGTCATTAACCGGAATTTCAACAAAGCCCAATGTCTGGACGTTCTGAAGCCGAATTCCGTTGTATTGCAGAATGGTCTGAGTTGCCATCAGTTGCCCCCATTCACTGGTCTACGCGGCCCGTTCAGTCGTCGTGCTGCGTCAATCATGCCTGCTGCCTGCTGGCCAAATACTGCGTCAATGTCAGCACGTAGATCCGGCATGTCTGCTGCTGGGTTACGTAGCTTCTCGGCTGCTTTCCTTATATTGGCTTCTCCCTGATCTTCCGGAACCCAGTCAAGGATTGCAGCATGAAGATCCATCCCGACAGCAATCAGGCTGTTGATATGTTCCAGCAGAGTAGACAGGGCGGAATCAACTATTGTGCCCCAAAGATTGCCAGCGTTTCCAGCAACAGTCTTCCAAGGCTGCATTGCGTTTTCCAGCCGGTTGAGTTGCCCGAGGCGATCAGCCCCTATGCCTCCCATTCTGTTGGCCATATCAAACTTACGCATTTCTCGATTCACTTCGAGTTGTGCGTTAGCATGGGCCAGAAGTCCGCTGTAGTTTGCCAGTGCAAATGTGGTCTGCAATGCAGTGTCAGCCAAACGATTCAGGCCAGAGATTGTGGCTTTGATGGCTGCCCCAATGAGCGGCAGTCCGTAGGCTAGAACGCCGATCCCGATCGCTGCCGGACCAAGTGCAGCCCCGAACCGTGCCGCCGTTGCTGCCGGTATACCGAACCGTCCACCAACCTGAGTGGCCATGTTGACACCAACCTGTCCGGCTGCTTGTCTCCACCGTTGCGGAACGACGTTAGCAATTCCTCGCAGGACTGGACGCATGAAGTTTGCAAAGCGTGTTGCTGTAGCAATCCCGCCTCTACGTGTTCGGCTGCCTCGACGGAACATTCCCCTGAATCTCTGCCAGCGTGTTTGTTGCTGCGATGGCGTGCCGCCGTTGGATGCTCCATTTGTTGCCTCGGTTAGCCGGTCGATGGATCTCCGCAGGTTATCCTGAGCTTCGCGTGTTGCGTCTTCCGTCTCTCGTGGGACGTTGAAGTAGTCCGCGAAGGTATCCATCAGTGTGGCTATTGCCGCTGGTCGCTGCCCGTCTGCTCCCGGCGGCGGAATCACCCCGCCAAGAATTGACGTCAGGTTGTTTGCCAGCGTGTCGAGGAAGTTCCGATTTGCAATGTCTGGACGTACGCCGAACATCCGCTGGAAGAATTCCAGAAGCCTGTCAAGAATGCTGTCATCGTCTTCCGGTTCGTCTGGCGGTCCCGGTGGTTGTCCGCCGCCCGGTGGAATCGGTGGGATGCCGCCGCCGGACATTGCAATGTCTTCAACGATGCGGCGTGCTTCTTCAGCCCGCTCGGCTGCACGGTCGGCTGTTGACTGTTGTCTTTCTTCGACTGTTGGTAAGTCGGCAGTTTCCCACCACGGAGGAAGTGGCGGTCTGGCAGGCGGTCTGTTGAACCATGAAGGAGGATTATCAAGGTCCGGCACTTCGCCGTTTGGCTGAAATGGCTGGAATGTAGCTCCCGGAATTACGTTGCCCGATGTTAGAACAGCAGGTTGATTGATCGTCACGTTGGCTGGTGCTGATCGTGAAGACGAGACAGTCCGGCGGATTGCATTGGTTAGCGGTGCCGTGACTCGTTCTGTGACAGCGTCTGCAATACTGCTCGTTAGCCGTTCCGATGTCTGCGTGACATTCTGTTGCCATTGCGGACGGTCGGCTGTGATAGCCTGACTCAGTCCTTCAATAGATGCTGCGATCGGGTCGCGGAGTGGTCTAGCCATTTCACTTGCCCTTTCGCTTTGCTGCGGCAACGGCTTTAGCTACCGTCGCCTCGTTCTCATAGAGTTGCTTGAAGTAATCTTCACCCGGCTTGCCAAACACTAAGCCTATTCCTTGTGCGACAGCCATCGACTGCCAGGCTTGAACCTGCTCGGCGTTCAGGTAGAGACCGAATCTTCGTTCGTGCTCTGTTGCTGTGTCGAGTCGTCCAAGGCTGTCGGCTCCGTAGATGGCTGCGAGAACAGATTCTCCTCGCCACTTTTTTTTTGAAATCCGGAGTACGATATAAATGCCTTGAGCAAGTCAAGGCACTCCAGTTCAGTCAACCCGCGTTCTTCGACAGTGCCAACACCGAACACACTACGTGTCACGCCTGCGACTTTGCCGATGATCTTCTCGCGAAGTGCATCAACCTTCATCAGCTTGAAGTCATCTTCACGGAAGTCTTCGTGCTGTTGCAGTGATCTCCAGAGGACCATCGGATCTGCGTAAACAGTCCGATGGCCGTTCCAGAATTTGAACACGTAGCGGTTGCGGTTAAACAACCATCGAAGTATCAGGTTGATCATGTTTCAACAGACTGTGAAGTACCAGCGTAGGTCGCGAAGTTTGTCACAAGGTGACTGTTCTCAAGGAACAGATAAGTTTTGCCGTCACCAGACTGGCTTGTGTCGGTCGTGAACGGCATGGCTTCGATATCGAAGTCCCAGACTGTATTCTTTGACCCAATCGGGAATCGGACAGGTCCGGAGTACCAGCAGTTTGGATAGTTCAGTGTCGTTGCAATCGTAACAGCCCCGGCGTCAGCAGCGGTCGCGGCAACGTCTGCCGCACCAAGTAACTGAATCTGAAACGCACGTTTGCCGCAAGACAGTAACCCGCCGATGTTTGTCAGCGTTCCGGCTGCCCCTGTGGACCAGTTTGTGGACGCCTGGCCTTCTCTCATCTTCTTCACAACAGCAAGGTTGTATTCAACCAGCGATAAGCTGATTTTGGCTTTCTTGCCCATGAACTGCCGATCGACAGGAGGGCCAGCAGTTCCACCGAACTGATCGGAGTGAATTGGGTTAGTGAAGAACTCTTCTTCAATCTGAACCCCTTCTGTGGTGTATCCAAGATTGACGAAACCGTTCGTGTCTCGAAGATTGATTTTTACCAGCACAGGGCCGGACACGTAGGGGCAAAACAGACCAGTCATGTGGGTATTTCCTTATGGGTATCGTCGGCTTGGAAAGTAATGAGCACGATCACGCCAGAGGTTGAGATTGTTCCACTCGGCTATGCTCGGCCCTTCACTGCTGACTTCTCCGGCATTCGTTGCCGCAGGTTCATCAGCCGTGATGACGGAGTTCCCGTCCTGCAAGTCTTTAATACAGCCCTTGCGAATGTTCTCGTAGAATTGCAATACGTCCGGATTTGATGTGGCCCGGCGTCGAAACAAGTGAACCATCGCGATCTCGCAGATGATTCTTTTGAACCACTCAAGGTCAGATCCCTCCAAGGCTGCAAGTTGTGCCGCCTCGTAGCGTCCGCCTTTCCTGAGTGCCGCGATGACTTCACCCTCAGCAGCACACAGGGCTTTATCAACACGCTGATTGTTAGACACGTCAACCGCTGATCCATCGCTGTTGTCATCGACGACAAGCTGCTGGATGTCACGCTCGTCGAACGTGTCAATCAAATCAGAGGCTGTAACATATGTTGGGGTTGGCATCAGGATTCGTCCTGAGGTGTTCGCTGTGGTTTGTGGCTTAGAGCAACATTAGACAAGGATCACCACCCTTCCAGATTTCAAAAGAACCCGTCGAGAGGCACGTCAGATCGGCGACACATGATCGTTCGAAAGAGAGGTGCGACGGGCGTGTTATGAAAAGGTGGTCAGCCGGGGAGGCGTCCGACTGACCACCGTGCAACAGTCCGAAGACTGATGATTACACTGCGTTCTGGAACATAACCGCAGTTTCTGGAGCGGTGAGGACATAAACGTAGTCCTCAACAACGCGGCCAGATGTTCGGCGGTTGTCCTTGTCCTTCTTGGTTTCCGTTGACATTTCTTCATACATGAAGCATGTCAGAGACGAGAAGGATGGTGCACCGTAAGTACCTTCAAGTGAACCCGGACGGGCACAGATGAACGGAGTTGCGGTTGGCAGAACCTGAGACTTCGTTGAAGTGGCTCGCTTGCGTGATGTCACGCGGCGTGTCTTCTCAACGATCAGGTTCAAACCGTACAACTGAGAAGGCAGACCGTAGAACGAGTTCTGGTTGCTCGTTCGCAGATCACCACGGACCTGTGCCAGTGCATCAGGAGAACCCTTGATGTACTCGACGATCTCCTGACACTCAGCCAACTGTCGGGCCAAAGTGGAGTTGATCACCAAGTACAGGTCGTCGATGTCAACGGCTGCCAGCGTGTCGTCCAGAATCAGTTCGCGTGCCGTGTTCAGGCTGCGCTTGATGTCCTGGCGGTTGCTGGTGGATGCTGCCCAAGTGCCGGTGTTGCCGGACACTGCGGAGATATCCACGACGTGGCTGGAAATGTGGTTTCCAGTTGTCAGCATGGTGTTCAGGGCAAGCATCGTGCGGGCGGTCATTGCCTGCTGTGCCTTACGCTGAGCGTTCTGGGCGACGATGTCCCAAGTCGCCTGATCGACAGCCTTGTCACCGATCGTGAAGGCCCACTGACGGCGAGCCGTCTGGAACGCCAAGTATTCATGCTCAGATGTGCCATCTCGGCCACCCGGTGCGTTGTCGCCATCGTTCCACAGTGCGTCAAGAGCTTGGCTGTCGAGGATTCGACCGCCTTCGTCAATCGTGCACTTCAGGTAATAGCCAATGCTCTTTGGAGCCTTAACCATCTGAGTGTACTTGTTGACGTCAAACTTTTTGACGTTGCGGCTGAAATCAATGACAAGTTTCCCGCTCGCTTCATGCGATGGGACGAAGGTGTTATTTCCACCCGGTAGAACAGCGGTCATGTTGTGAATCCTTTCACAATTGTTTCAGAAAAACCCATTCAACTGGGCAGATTAGGCTCCGAGGTATCCGAACAGGAGACACACTCTAATTGCTTCACCGGCGGAACCGGTTTCAAGTGCCATTGCTCCGTAGCAGTCCTTGTCAGTGCTTGCGACAACGCCTGCACCAGCAGAGTCAGACTTGAGCAGATCGCCCTGGGTGGCCCCGCCAGATCCAAGAACCAGCAACAGCGGGCGGTCTTCCTGTAGGCCGTCACTAACAAACGCGAACGATGCTGGAGTGCCAGAGGCAGCGAGATATTCAGTCTGGCCGGGAATATGCCCCGTATCGCCAAACTCAAGGCTGATGCCAATCATCCTTTCGCCTGCTCCACACTCGGCGACAGTGTTTGCCCCTGATCGCTTAACAAAGCGACTTGGGCGAATATTTGCAGAAGCTCGGAACATGAGTGAATCCTTTCACTGGTGTATTCAATTGGTGTACAGACGCTCTTTGTCTCACCGTGAGACAGAACTAGCCAGCGGTGCTCTTGCCGCTTTTCTTGTCTGCACAGTACCGTTCACGGGCAGTGACGTAGTCAACGTCGTGCTTGCGTGCGTATTTCATGACGCCGTCAACATCAGCAGCGGTCAGTTCGTCAACACCGTTGCCGGTTTCAGGCAGTTCGCCCTGCTTGCCAACACCTGCGATTGCTGAGAAGTCAGCGACAGCGGACGGGCTTTTGCGAGCGTACTTCTCGATGTCCTGAAGATCAGCGGAGAACTCGTCTTCCGTCTGAACTTCAGCCTTCTTCATGTAGCGTTCCATGTTGAACTCGAAGCCTTCAGACTTCAGCTTCGACAACTTGCCGTATCGCTGAGATCCGAGAAGCTGAGCTTTCATGCTCGCGTTCTCTGCTTCAAGTGCATTGAGTCGTGCTTCCAGAGCCTGCAGCCCTGCTGACTTGGAGTACTGTTCTTTCTCGTCGGCCATTGGGTTTGATCCTTTATCAAATGGCGGTTTGTTCGGTGGACCGCCAGCATCCGGCTTGGGCGGCATCATTGAATCTGGTGCACCTGCACCCATATTAGAACCAGCATCTTGCGGAGATCCGCCCGGCTGGGGTTGTCCCATTGGATCTAGTCCAGGCATACCCGGCTGATTGCCGTCCTCTGCTGGCATGTCGGCCATCTGAGGGGCCTGATGGACAAGCGGGTTTGGTGATCCTGCCTTGCCGTCTTCTTCCATCTTCTGAACGAGATACTGGCCCATTGCCGAATTCACGAAGGCTTCCATGATCGACTTAATCAGGTCGGATGGCAGTTCTTCTTCGTCACCGTACTTGTCACGATCATCACTAGGCACGAACGTCCCGTTTCCACCCGGTGCGACCATCATGTATCTCTCGACCTCAACGTCTTCTCCGTGTTCGGATGGACGATTGAAGTATCTGGCAGGAGGAAGATTCAGCCTTGGCTCATCGGCTCCAAGTGCAGCAATCGGGTAGAACGATCGCTTGTGAACATCCGGCAGAGGCAGAACCTCAACCGATCGCCCACGTCGCCCACGTAACAGTTCGTCACGGTCCTTGCGATGGTACTCATCAGCAAAGATAGCATAACGTGGCCTTTTGTTGCCGATCATTCCGAGGCGATACGCCCCGGTGTATCCCAGCACTTCAGGTTCCGGATCAGTCCGGTTGTCTGATGTGTGTCCGTTCGTGATTGGGCAGAACTTACCGACGTCTGCGATCTGTTCGTTCATGTTCCGGCAGATAGAAGCCAATGCCTTGCGGTCATACTTCACTGCGGGAATCGTGCGGCCATCGCGAGACTTGCGGGATGGAATCTCATGTTCTTCAAAGACTGGGATGTCACGCCGTTCCAGAAACTCAGACGACTTGTGGTATCGTCGAGCCTCAGCAACTTCTGGTTCATCGCCAACATGAGAACGCCATGCCTCGAAGCACTTCTGATTCCGTTCAGAAGTGCTCGGGATATCAGTCATAGTCGACTGATGAAACCGGATAGCGAAATCCGGCTGGCTTTCCCCGTCCTTGGGTACTGGATGATTCATAGCTTCCTGCCTTGAATATCGAAACCACCCATTCCATTGGGCAGTTATTGTGAATTGTCAAGTATGCAGGAAACGCTGTCAATGACTCACATGGTCAGAATCGGCACTGCTGAAGGAATTAGTTGTCGTTGTAGCCGCTTCCTGATTTCTTGCTAGCTGCAATAGCTTCGACAACTCCGTCAAGTAGTTCATGCAAGGTGTTATCAAGTGCATCGACTCGACTGGTAATCTTGGCGAGTGACAGTGCCCAAACGCGAGTATCAAGTGGAATGAGCTTCCAGCAGGCGTGACAGATGGGGACTTGAACGCAGTTGTCTGGTCGATGCGGGGCGTGCCATTGCCCACATGCTCCGCACAGATGCTTTTCGCCTTTCGGTCCTGTCGCCATTATCTACCCCGGTTTGGTCGTTGTGATCCACGGTCGGGATTGCCGCGATTCGGTCCAGATCCCTTATGTGGACGGTACGGACCAATCACCTTCTCTCGCAACTGTGAAACGACAGTCCTACCTGATTTTTGCTCGACTCGCTTCCGGCGTTTCAGGATCTGGATTCCGTTTTCAATCACGGCTCGACGTGGGACGTAGCCACGAGATATGGAATCAAGATAGTATTCGTACTGTGATCCGGCGACAGTCCCTCTGACGCGAAGCCGATCCCAAACAAAGCCGCCCTTTGAGTTAGCGGCCAGAAACTCCTGAAACAGTTTCGGATGAACGTTCCGATAACCATACGTCGGGCCTGATCCTAATTGCCCGCCATTACCGTGTTTTTGCAGATATTTGACGAATAACGTCGATGCCAGAGGGTTCTTCAGGTTCATCTGAAACCCGATACTATGGACGTTGCTGGACTTCACTGGGACCATAACGCCAGTAACTGCCGGGTGATCAGTGCTGTATCTTCCTCGGAAATTGGCCGTCCGGATCTCAACCGTGTTATTCCCGACAAGCCGCATCCCCATCCACGTCTGTGGCTCTGCTGGGATGATCTGCCGGGAGGCTGGGGCTGACTCTACCTGAGTGCCACCAGCCTGCTCCGGAGTCTTATTACCGCCGAAGATTTCAGGCGTCAACTGCTCGATCAGGTCGATAGTCCTGCCGATGTTGCCACTGATGTCCCGCAATCCAGCTTTGAGCGTGCTGGCAAGTGCTGATCTAGCTTTGGATGTCGACGGGCTGTTCGCTGTCTGGAGCAGGTCCAGAATCCCCCGAACTGCTTCCCTTGCTCCGCTGTGTACGCTTACGACGTTCTTTTGGGCGTCGTTCGTTAGCTGGCTCAGTTGTCGGTCCAGCGTTTGATTCTTTCCCCGCAGTCTCTGTCGTACTCGGTGTATCTCCTGCATCAACGCCACCCGGTTCTGTGGCTCCGTTTTCGTTGACAGGGTTTGTATCTTCTTCAGGCTGTCCTGAATCTGTTTCTGGTCCTGCTGGCTCTGGTTGAACTTCGGGAATAGCGGGTTGGCCATCGGAGAACTCCATCTCTGCGAAGTGCCGTTCAAGCAGTGCTTTGTGTGCGGCGTCACCGTCAGCAACAGCTTTGGCAAGTGTCATGGTTGGGATACTGAATATCCCAATTTTACCAGTTGCGTCTGTTACTGTGTAGACGGTCGCAACTTTGACCTCGTCAAAAGCCGTGTCAATGCTATGGATCTCGATGTTACGCTGGGCAAGGATTGGTGATGCAATCCAGTTCAAAGGAACCATAAACTAGCCTCTTTCTCGGTGTCGTGTCGTAAAGCCTTTCAGTCGGCCTGAGTCTGGAAGATACTCACCGCTTAACTGGGTAGTAATAGCTGAATGGGCTTTTGCTGAGGAAATCGTTGAACCTGTCATGAAATCGTCAGAAAAACATAAATAACGTAAACTGTCACATGAATGGTCATTCTTCTTCAATGGCGCTCTGAGTGGGTCTTTAGGGTTCCTTCCAGCTTTCACCGATGGGTCTGCCCCACGTAGCCAGCGGTATGTTTTCATTTGCTGGACAAGTTTGGGGCAGTTAGTCCGGTGAATGAATAGCTTTGGCTCCAGTTTTATTTTCACCTTGCCGGTTGACGGGTCGATAACTGGCATTCCCCGCTCGTCGTGCATTGGTACGGGGATTTGAGGTTTCAGCAGATACTGAATGTGTTCGATCCCCTCTAAAACGCTATTTTTACCACGCATCATAGATAGGTTTTCTACAGCAGGATTGTACTGATTCAGCTTCATCCCGATTCGCAGATTGTCTGGCGATGACGGGTCACAATACGTTGGGCCATACAGGCTATTGTCTGCTGGCCACTCCCATTTGTGGTACACGTCTGTCAGGTGGTCGACCGTCGTTTTGCTCTGGTCGTTGCTGACTTCTTCGTCGTAGATAAACCATTGCCCGAGTCCGTTCTTGGCTCCCCAGTTACAAACGAAGTCGTTTTCCGGCCCTGCACCCCAGTCAATCCCGCGACGATGCCGACAGCCTTTAATGCGGCCCCACATCTCATCACCCATGCAGTGTGTGCCTACGCTAAAATCTTTGTAGATGACTCCCTCGTACGTTGAGAACATTCCTTTCATTCGTGTTTCCAGCATGTCAGCAGGGACCATACCGAAGAACTCTTCAAACCACCGTTTGTCAACGTGTCCGGCCTCCATTGCACACATTGTATTAGCGTGGAAGATTTGCCAGTTCTTTGGCAGGTACTTCAGCCCTGCGATTGGCTTCTCTGGTTCGTATCCGTTCTCAATCATTTCCTCCAGCGTCTGACTCAGGTCAGCATCGACGGGAGTGAACTCAACCAGTTTTGATCCGGGGAAGTTGTATTCACGGCAGCCGCGTAGCACTTCCTCAAGAATTCCCCACGGGAATTGTTCGATGAATCCGAAGCCGCCAAGGGATCGGGCCTGCATCTTTCCACGCCCCTGCCGCCATGACTTGAATTCAAGACTCCAGTTCTTTCCGGGATGTCCGGGAGGGCTTTTAAGGGGCACGCGAAACGGCTGGTTGTTGTTGCGGTTGTTCCAGTGAATACGCGGCCAGTCGACTACATCAGGCGGCAGATGACCTTGCTGGTTAAATTTTTCGTCCCACATTGAGCCGATCTGCTCGTACGTCTCTGCGATCACCCAAAACGGGGTATCTCTGCGTGGTGGTGGTGTCTCCAGAACAAAGCGGCAAATCTTGGCAATTAGGCAAGAAGTCGTTCCCGCACCGTTGCCCCCAGTTAAAAAGAGACACCCGTCTCCCTTACTCTCATAGAATGCAGTCTGTTCGTCGAATCGTTCCGGCTGATCTGGCCGTGGCGTAAAGTGCAGGTACGCCGGGAAGTCCCTGACGCTCCCCGTCTGTGATATAGCAACCATCCTTGGCTCCTTTGGTTATGTTATTTCAAACGCGGTATGGTAGATCCGCTGCTCAATGATCCCGAAACAGATTTCGGGATGATCGCGGACAGTTATTCCGATGCTCATTTGATCTGCTGGGATTCGAACCCAGAATACGCCGGTCCTTGCCACCACACCACGGCCCCGGCTTTGCCTTTCGACTTTCAGCGTCTCCCAGATAGGTGAGTTGTTCCGCCACAGATCAAAAGTACTTTGCGAACCATTTAGGAAACAACAAAAGACACGTCCAGACGAACGCCCACCGCATCGAGTGAAATCGTCCCATGTGTTTCCTGCTCAACTTGTAATGCTTCCAGAATGCGTAAGGGGACACCGACAGCCGAACGTACCACGGTCGAAGCACGATTTTGAACGGTGTGACAGCTACGCGGTCCCAAAGTTCTCGCTGGCCCATTGGGTCCAGCGCCGCCCACTTCTGCTCCCATCCAGATTGCTCGCGCTGCTCTTGAGAATCCCACATAACCAATCTCCATACGCGACTAGAGGTAGCGTCACTCCGATCCTCAAAGAACGCCGACTATTGGCTGTTCTTTCTCTTGCGGTTGTTCTGCCAAGCACTTTGCCAGAGACTTCATGATCTCTGTTGCGTTTGCGCGGTTTCGCTCGCATTTATCTGCTCTGACGTGATCCACCACAAGCCTTCCAAATTCAACGATTGCCTGCTCTCTGGTCATTCCTGCATTCCTCCGACCTTAATTCCTGAAAAATCCGTGTTGCTTCCGCTCGCGTTCGTCGACTGCGATCAATCAATCGTCTTCCTATCCGAACGGCTCGTCGATATGCACAAAACGACTTTGCAACCGCAGCTTCAAGCCGCCGGTGCGTTTTGCACAAGCTGGCTTGATATGCGACCAGTTCCGAATGCTTCTGCCGCAGCTCATCTCTTTGTTGATTGTTCGAATCACGCATTTTTTCGCGCCCATCGGAGTACCAGACCGCTGTTATTCAGTGGTCCCAAAATCGCACAGGAAATCAAGATCGACTCTGGCGATGTATCCGTTTTCAGCCGTCAGGTCTTCAGTAATGCCGACATCTCCGAGCCGTGACA